TTACCACGTCTTTTAAAATATCACGCATATGTGTTCTCCTATATTTTATTAATTACTATTATATCACAAGTCAAACAAGTTGTCAAATGATTTTTCTTTACCTTGTGTAGTTTTCTTTTTAGTGTTTCCTATCTTTGGATTATCAACCCAATGAATAGTATTGTTGGGTAGTATACCCCACATGAACCAAGCATTACCAAATGTAGGACTGCCCCCACCTGTAAAGTCAACTCTGTTATTGTATACCAACGCACTCATACCATGTTCCATAAACATCTTGCCACGCTTATTCCCTTGAAAACTTGCGATAGGTAGCAATAGTGCAAAAGGTTTACCAAGAGCATAGCAATGCTCAATGAACTTGTCTTTGATACTATATGGTGGATTAGTTATAATCCCATCATGTACATCATCTGGTTCACAGTCAAAGAAGTTTTTCCCATTACTTGCTATGATGTTGTAATCGTATTTCTTAAAACCTTCTACTAGCAAACTAGATATTCCACTAGTCGCTTCATAGTAAGTCTTTGTCTTATCCAAATAAGGTAATAATGGAAGTACTTGATCTGGAGGAGTATAGCATTCATCTGATGCGGCATTCCTCCCCAAGCTAGATACTAGTTCTGTGTAAGTCTTTTTAGCCATTAGAATGAAAACAAATCTTCAAAAGTTTCTGATGCGTTAGCATTACGCAAGTCCCATTTTAGAACACCAATCAAGTTATCAATCTTCTTATCGATAATCGTTGTTTCCATCAAATCATGATCGAATGGAAGTTCTTGGAACCATTGTGGAATACGAGGTTCATCGATTGGATAAGCAATACTTGTCATTTTCATAGGATTGTCTCTGAGCTTACATACAATAGTCTTCATACCATCTGTAATCTCTACAGAATATCTGTCACCGTGCATCTCACGTAATGTATTCCAATTAAGAGCCGCACTCACATGTCCTGGAAGTCTAGGCTTCTGTAGCTTGTCTTCTGAACTTCGTAGCTTAAAGTCTGCATTCTGTGCTTTCTTATATTTTGCAACATCGTTCTTAAACTTAGTTAAGTTATTGACACGCTTTGGAGTACCCTTCTCCCAACCAGGCTTATCACGAAACTCTTTCTTAAACTCTTTGACCATATCAACAATATCATCTTGATCCCCGCCAGTAAGTACTTTAAGCAAACAAGAACTAAGAAATGTTTGCATATAGTCTGGAGTATCAGAACGTTTCAAGTCAAGTCCCATAGCTTTAACTTTACCAGGCTTACCTTCGATATCACGGCGTTCACCATCATCATCATAGATAAGCATAGCATAACGTTTCTTCTTAATAAAGATTGCTGATGTTGCTAAGTTCTCACGTCCTGCAGCAATGATTTCACCTTGCTTGCGTGGACAATTAAAGAATTCTTTCATAAAGTCAGGGAAACTTGCGTTTACTTGATCTGCGATTTCGTCATACATCGTAAGAGCAATCTCTTTATCCCATTCAATCTCACCACTATCAATCTCTTTGCTGTATGATGGATACATTGAATAATAGATAGAGTCTGTATCGCCATATATAACTGATTTGCCTTTGTAGTCATAAGTACCGTCGATCACTTCATTTGTCTTAGAACCCATGTGACGTGTGATACAACGACCACTAAGAGTAGTTGACTGACCGATACGCTTATCATAAAAGCGACACCCTTGATTAAGGATCGCACCATACAAACTGTTCAAGTTAATCTTTTTGACTAGCTGTCGTTTATCCCAGAAAGCGATTTCTTCTTTATCGCCCTTTTCAATGGCTTTCTTCTTATTAGCTTGTAGTACTTTACGTTCTGCATACCAACGCTCAAGTAGACTAGGAATAATACCTTGTACATCTTGCTTAAAGATAGTTCCGTTAGCACTGATTGCCCAAGGAAGGTCTCCACTGAATACCAAATCAGAGATTTCAGCACCTGTTAGTTCATGCGAGGATCCATCTTCCATATCAAGTGTTATGATTTGTGTCTTATCTTTTTCATTTAGTAAACGAAATTCTTCTGTAGAGAACGTATCTTCCCATGCTTGCGCAGCACCAAAGCCTTTGTTCTTACCACCACGACCATTGCGTATGCGTGTCTGGATCATTTCATCTGTCAAGTCAGGACGAAGTTGTGCAGTGATAGTTTCTGGAGACATATTTAACGCACGAATGATAGAAGGATACAGCGAGTTAATATCGATACCTGCTACCCACTTCTGTAATCCCTTTTGTGGATCTGCAACAAAAGCACCAGCCGCTTTCTGTGCTTCTGCCGCTTCCTCTTCTTCACGTGTAGGTTCGTAATCATCGTCTTCTGTGTCCCATGATCTACGCTTACGATCTGGAACAACCATGCCACGTCTATGTGCTTCGTTGATAATAGCTGATTCAGTCACAGCAACAGCACCCATAGTAGTTTGAATGTTAACAGTATTATCGTGTGCAATCTCGTTTGCAAGATCAATGAAGCGTAGCTTCTTATCTAGGTTATCAAGTAGTGCAGTATCCTGTCTGTTATATTCAATGAACTTGTAGAAGTCTTGATTGTATAACTGATCTAGTGTACCTTCGTAAGCAATCTTACGTTCATCAAGTTCGTATTCACCGATAGCATCAAGTGAATATGAATGCATTTCATGATATGTATATTTGCGATATAGTTCAAGATAATCGAGGTGAATACGACCAAGCAAGTTGTAACTTGTTTGCTCTTTACCAAATTTGATAAGTTTCTTAGGAGTAGGATACAAGTCCCATAGGCATAGCTTACGTGTATGAGACTTGCTCAACACACGCACAATGCGATTAAGAGTGTATGGAATATCGAAGCCTTCACTGTTCCAACCACTAAGTACATCTGCATCTTCGATAAGAGCTAAGAAGTCATTCAACAAATCTGCTTCGCTGAGATACAAGAACGTATCTTCAAACTTATCACATAGTCGTTGTGCTTCATCTAGTCCATCACCTTCACGCATATGCTCTGGTGGAATAACGAATGTTACGAGTTGTCCAGTCCATTGTAACGCTACTGTAATTGCAGTAATCGGCATGAACGGATCTTCGGGCGGAGCAAAGCCACGTGCAGCATCGAAGTCTACCTCGATATCGAAAAACGCTACATTCAACTTAGGAGAATCCTTGCCAAGATAATTTTCAGCAAGACATCTAATCTCTGGCTTGATATCACTCTCATAGATTTTTCTATCAGAATGCATACGTAGTTCTTTATGCAAGTCTTTCTTACGTTTGACTTTTACTTGTCGAACTTTCTCACCGTGAATACTTCGGTGACTGCCACTATCGTCACGTACATAGAACGTGCGCCAAGCAGGATAATCTTGATAGATTCTCTTGCCATTAACACGCTCTACAACTTGTACGATATCTTTATCTTTGTTGTAGTATGCGTCTACATAACTCATTTATAGTGTGCGTCCTACTGTCTGGAGTACTGTTTCTACATCTTCGAAGTCTTGTTTTGCTTCTTGCAAACGTGCTTTGTGTGCAATTGAGATTGCTTTATTGAGTACAGCTGGTTTGATATCCAACTCTTCTGCAATTGCTTTTACTGTATCTTTTAGTCCGCCTTTAAGGTCGTCTACTTCTTGTAGTACTGAACATCCTTCGTCTACAAGTTGCTTTAGTTTTGCTTTTTCTTCGCTTGAAACTGAATCTAATGACATGTTAATCTCCTCATATGGTCATAAAAAAAGGAACTCTAAATTGAGTTCCCTTTAATATAACACAGAGGTGTTCATATGTCAATAGTTATTTTTGGATTTTATCTATCCATTTCACTTAGACGAATTGCTAACGCATCGATTTTATCCATCTCTGCGTCTGAAAGTTGATCCATTGGCTTAGGAGCGGATTTCAGTTTGATTTTAGTCCCACCTACGGAGATCGTATCACCCTTTTTCTTTCCTGCCTTTGCCGCTTTGTCTAGCTCTTTGTAGAATTCATTATATTCCGAGAAAGATTGACGTGAACTTGTACTCATAATTTTATTTGCCATTTCTTCTGCTTCACCAGCGAATGCACTTTTTGCAACACCCTTGATGCCCGCACGTGTCGCCGCACCTTTAATGCCTTTTGACATTGCCGCTCTTGCAACACCGCCTGCTACAGCGCCTACTGCTGGAAGAATTTCATCTAGCTTGCCTTCTTTTAATGCGCCCATTGCAACTTTAGCAATCTTCATTAAACCTGTACGAGTGTTAAGCATTTTTTCAATTTTAGCTTTGTTATCATCGTTTACTTTAGCATGTACTTGTGTGATAGCTGATGCTGTGAACATGTCTACTTTTGAAGAACCGTCATCAAACTTAATTGATTTTGCTTGCTTGTCATCTACAATGCTTTGTAGTTGATCTAGTACTGATGCTTTCGCTTCATTAACTGACTCTGCCATAACAATATCATAACCAATGCGCTTTAATTCAGCGGCTAGTTTTGCGTATT